TATTGCTGAAAAGCTCCAGCACCTTGTTGTAAACCAGAAAATGCAGAACTCAATGCGCCTCCATTTCCTCCACCTTCTACATAGTTCTCAAAGTTAGGCTCTTGGGACATGCCTAAAAGTTGAAGCGCTTGATCACGATTTCTAAAGCCATGCTGTGACTGTAGAGCGGCCAGTTCGGAATTAAGATCTACTCCTGCTGCACCTAGTTGCCCTGCAAAGGCCGAGGAGTTCTGGCTCCCACCACTACCCAACGATGAGAATCGTTCCGCTATAGTAGGTACGGTATTAGAATAAAAGTTGTTCTGAGCTTGTTGTTTAATCGGCTCAAAACCACTATAAGGGTCTTTATACTGATCCATACCCATCTGTCCAAACTGACTCGAACGAGCTATCTGTTCAGGACTGCGTGTATTTATCTGGCGTATTTTTGGCTTCTTCTTAAAGATATCACTTAGGAGTCCTGCTCCTACTTGAGCGCCTATTGCAGCGGCTGTTCCCAAAGCCATAACTTCTCCTTATTAAAACTTTATATACTGAATCACAATAATCGTGTTAGTAAACACTATCCAATTAGCACTATTAGTCTTCACGTAAACATTAGTATCGTCTACCCATACTTCTATATTATCACTGGTAGCAGACGCATAAGGCAACGGTATAGCCCGTTTATTAGGAGGAGCTAACACGCCTGCGGCTGGATTAGTGCTAGCCCCTATAATGCGGGTAAAAATAAACGAGGGCGTTACCTGAATGCCATGAGGTTTACTAGCGGTAGTGGTATTGGGAAGGGCCCCAAAGTTAATGACCGTTCGATACTCATTACGCATAGCTGCTACGGATGTAGTGCCAGAGTTATTATTTGGATCGGGAAAGTACTGGGCTCCCGTTACAAACTCCTGGCCATTATCATAAAGACCGGAGTCTTTTACGTTAAGCACGAGTGCCATATTGTTTAAGTTCTGATACATACGCACCAGAAGCTCTCGGAGCTGTTCAGGGTTCTTTACATCAATACCATTAATGTCACCGGTGTCCCACACGGAAGAAGTTGGTATAAATGCGCCATAATTAGAGGCATTAGGATCTATAGGCATAATGATCTCCTATTCAAGTCTATCACTCGTCATCGTGGCCGAAATCAACATACCATCGAGCGTAAAATCAGACAGCGATATAGCCGGTGTAGCCATTTGTATATCGGTCATGTACATCTCAAACTGTACGCATTCACCATCGGTCTGAAAGTAAACCGGATGCCATAAGCGTTCCTGGAATGCTTCCTGAGTAATTAAGGGATAGGGAGAAGTTTCCAGGATACTGGTTCCCATAATAGCTCCCGTTCCTATACCAGCAGTCACGTTTTGAGTGGCATCGGTAGATGTATAGTAATCAATGGTTATTTGGCCAGAGACGGTTGTCTCTACGCCAAAGTCTATCTTAGATATATAGACGTTACGCCCTTGCTCTAAGTAAGGGTTATATTGCTTAGTTACGATATCTATGGCGCTTACACGTGTAGCGGTACCACCACCTAGATAATCAGCAACTACATATAAGGGGGATGGTGGAGTAAAGACCGTAAATGTAACCGTATTAACTCCAGTAACTAGTACTTTAACGATGGTGTTATTTAGTGTCGTAGGTCCTGATATGTTCTCTAAAAGAAGGAAGTCTCCGGTATCCAGCGTATGGTTAATAATGGTCATAGTCAGACCGACAATATTGGTTATCTGCATGACGGGAGCGTTACGTGCAAGCCCCGATCCATCTTGGTCGGTGGCTACTATAAAGGTATAACCTTGTTGGTTGCCGGCTATAACTTGCCTAAAGTTAGCTTGTAAAATTCCAGAATTCCATGCCACATCCTTTTCAGCCCAGGTACTTAATTCTGACCCCCAGGTCTGTCCATCTTGTTGTTCGAAATATCCCCACGCAGTAACACAATCATCAAAGAAAGCCCATGAACCATTCTTATAGTTATAGACCAGTATCTTGGTAGGAAATATAAAGGAGTTAGGATCAGCGTCGCTTACCGGAAAAGTCCAATAGACCATCTCGATGGAATAGTCGCGTATACCAGCCACACGGTCTATGCCAAAGTTAGCGGTTCGTATCCTAAAAACTTGATCGGGAATTTTATCATCCACTCGCTCGACATTGGCACCTGAACAGGCATTAATGCCACTTGTACCAATGGTCAGGGCCACCTTGTCAAATGGGACCGTTGAAAAGGTGGCCTCTGAGCCAAGTTCAGTATTAATCTTTTGCCACACAAAAGGCAAGACTTGGTTACCCGTATAAGCCAATTCCCAGGTAGAGCGTTCAAAGTACACAATCAACCGGTCTTTTATAAACTCAGCTGAGATAATTTGTTCATCAGTAGTAGCGTCTATATATCCAGCACCATCCGCTTTAGAGGTCACGGTTGCAGCATTATCAAATTGGTTGGGTTCGTACCATGCATTAGCTGCAAAAGGACTACCATTATGGCTATAGCGACAACGTTGTGGATAACGAGTATTAATAGAAGCCCCATCGTTATACGCATTACCAGCCCCCAATCCATTATTTTCTATAGTATTAAGTAGGACAAGACGATTTTTAAAAGAGAGTATAATTTTTGCGGTCATTACATAAGGACCACTTTTAGGGGCACCCCCGGCAGGCAGGAAATAAGTCTGCCCATCAGCATTTCTAACGCCGGTACCTGTATTAAACGAAGTAGAATAAGGAGCCCACAGACCGCTATTAACTTGGTTATAGGTATAGATAGGGTCATCAGTCAAAGCAGGTCCTGCACCCACGGTAGCATTAAAGTTAGTAACAAACATAGAAGGTATGTTAAGAGGAATAGCCTTCCAGTTATTAACCCAGAAGAACTGAGAGTTAGTACCATGCCAGGTTGGACTATTAGAGGACAAGTTCCATGCACCACCAGCAAAGGTATAAGCAAACTGAGTATCAAATCCAAAGGAAGGCTGGTTAGTTATGCGGCCCGACTGAAAATTATCCAGCCCCATAACAGGCTGAGCAGGATAGAAATAAACGTTACCTGCGGGAGCACCAGTAAAGGCAAAGGCTCCTGTTGCTAGGTTATAGGTAGCCGTAGTTGTAACTATCGTTTGAAGCATGGCGTTGGCGCCTACTGCTGGGTTAACTACCGTATATATAGCCGTACCTATAGAAAACATCTGACCTACTTGGTAGACAAGTCCTGGTACGTTGCCTGCTAATGCACCGCCAACGGTAGGGCCAAGACTGATCCTAAATCTAGAAAATAGAGGTGCCATTTGTGGGGTAGTGGCTCCAGTCCCCATAAGTTTACCACCAGGACGCTTGCGAAGGCGCCCACGGAATACATAGGCGTTGAATAAGGACGCGTAAGCATCGTCTGGCAAAAGAAAAGGTTTAATGTCAGTTTGTAATCCAGTATTGACAGGGGCTATTAAGAACTTGTCCATAGCCATGTTAGTATCCTATGGCTAAGAATAAAGCTTGGCAGGCTTCGCCGCCACCACCTGTATTAGTAGATTTAGTTGCAAAACCAGTATTTGTTATAGGTGCTGAAGTAAGGACACTAACAATATTAGTATGCCCTGATGCCTGATTAGCCGTAAGTTGAACGGTTAAACAAGCTATAGGAAAGGCTGTTGGAAATAGTACGGAGCTTTCTCCAGCATTCAAGGCTACCGTTCCCCATTGCATAATCAAACCTGATGGTAAGTAAGCAAAGCCATTAGCTAAAGGACTTGTGGCTGTTAGCGGATATGCATTACCTAGAACGCCCGCTATGGTAGCAGCTGGTTGTATAAATACTTCAGTTCGTGTAGTTCTAAATGCTGCCGGAACTGGAACTGGAGCTATAGGCGGTACGTTATTATTAAGTAATGGGAATATATCTAACTTACCGGCTATAAGTGTAGGTATGGTTCCATTGTTAGGAAACTCCAACCACTTATGCATGCCTGCATTACCATCAGCAAAGTTAAGATGGTCTACACCTGTCCATGTATTCAGACCATTGTTGTTAGTTTGTAGTTGGGGTTGAGAGTTAGAAATAATATCCGTAGCGGCCGGTATATTAGGTACATAAGGTATTGCAGCCATTACTTTTCCTTTTTGTTAATAACCGAATCCATCGGATCCAGGCCAAAATCCATTACCACCATTCCATGACTTTTCTTGAGTATAGATCGTAGGTGTTCGTTGGTTGGACAATTGCATAATCGTTGTGCGCAGTACAAACAATTCCTGCTTATGAAACTCCGGCATAATGCTTTGTATGCTGTCCATATCCATACGATCTTCAAATACCTTTTTAGAGGCCCCATATGCTATAAACTGTGCCCACTGAGCTAGTTGTGGTTGCTGTCCTGCCAGTAACTCTGACGGTCTCATATACACTTCTATTTGTACCGGATAGGGTTGATCAGGAACGGGACGCAGTATAAATGAGTCATTAAAGTACAGGACAGATTGAGGGAGAGCAGGGATATAGGGATAAACTTGAGCATTAACCCTGGCTCCCAAAAGAGGTGGCGTAGCAAATGTAATCAGGAACTGTCCCGTAATATAGTTAATGAAGTTGTTAGTCATGAACGGAGGCAACAATAGATTAGCAGGACTTACAGGGTTATTAGGTACTACTAGGTAGCCCCAGGTGCTTGCGTAGAGGGGATTAGTAGACGGTACATCGACCAGCGCCAGAGCATTGTTATTTATATCTAACGACTCAAACAGAACATTGTTTTGTAAGAATGGCACACGTGCGGCAATACTGGGGGGAGGCGGGGGAGCAGGAGTAAGCGAAGGTATAAATCCAGCATAAGTTGCTAGGGCACCATTACCTACGGCTAATAAGTTTATAGAGCTGATCTTAGGGTAGTACGTATAAAACTCTGCTTGAGACTGGCTAAGTTGTTGTTGGTAGCCCGCGATGTAGACAGGGGGATGTACTGAGTAGTAGATATTATTAAAGTTATAGAGTGGGTCATTAACATCGGTTGTATTAGTGGAGTACGTATCGATGTAAGGCTTAGTGTAAAACGTTAAGTTCGTCTTTAAGGGAAAAAGTCTGAGTGTGGCCCCCATGTCATACAGAACAAACTGATTTATATACGTATTTATATCAGCGTCTGACAGAACGTTGGGCGATATGCTTCTAGTTATCTTTCTCACCTTGTTCTGTATTTGAGCAAGCGTCGAGTAGTTATTATCGGGAATCGTATTAGGCATTTTAACCTCCTATCAAGGCAGCACGTTCTGTACGGCAGCCGTTATGATGGTATTAACTTCGCCGGCAGGTACTACCTGAGCACACGGAAACTGGTTGGAGTAGGGGTTAAGAGGGTCGGGGCCTGGGGCTGGGATAGCAAAGACATCAAAAAAGGTTGAGTCTATATCTAACGTAAACGTAGTTGGAGTAGGGCCCGCGCCTATCGATAAAATAGTTCCATATAACCCATCAGCCTGTTGCATACCACATATAATGGGTATATCCAGTCGTACTATCATGCCAACTATGTACCCATGCGGACGCGATGTCGTTACCGTCATAGGGTTAGAATTACTGATCGCATCTATGACTTGCATAACCGGATAGAAGATGGGCGTATAATTTACAAAACAAATAGAAGGCGCGGGCATATCTTCTCCTAGGTAGCTCTTACTTTTAACAACTCAACTTGAGGCCTGACGTCATCATAGTCATCAAACCCAATGGGGTTAAAAGCAGCTCGGTGGAAATACGATTCTACTTCGCATAGAGCATCAACAAC